ACAACTACTACTTGCCCAATCTTACACATAATATCATGGCACTCAATCGGATATAGTCTACGTCCTGCCGCTTTGCGGAACACTTCAATACAGAAATTAAATAGTTCTACTAAAGGCTGTGGTCCAGAGGCACGACCCCCAAATGTTTTAAGTCTAGCTCCTGCTTCACGTACATCACTTGTATCCCACTTAGGAACCTGTCCTGTGTATAGCATAGCTATCAATTCTTTAAGTGACTTAGCCCAACCCGGACGACTGTCACCTACTTTAATTACGGTATCTGTTTCATGGAAGTCTTCGTTTACGATAGGTAACTTCTCAATGTTATGTCTCTCAACACTGAAGCCCACACCTGTACCACACATTAGAATGTACATTGTTTCATCGAAGGCACGAGGACTATCTACCGGAACGTATGAACAATTGTATCCACCTACATGACAGCGGTCTAGTGCAGGCCCTGAAGTCATCAAGGCTCTCATACTAGGCATTACTTCTTGTGATAATACCGCTTCTTCTAATTCGCTACGCAAGGAACTTGTTAAGGTAAAGCTGTGCTTATCTTTTAAATGCTTTGTCATATAGTCAAAGTATCTAGATACAGTTTCTCCCCATGTTTCTCTGCGTTGTTCATCTTCTTTCCACCTAGCATAGCGAGAAAGAGCAATGAAGTTTTGATAGTCAGTAGGTAATGTATTGTTCATATATCTTACTCCGTAATTGTTCTTATGTTTTTAATTTCAATGCCCTCTACTTCATGTAGAAATTCTTTAAGCCCGTCTTCTAACTCTATGCCGAAGTCTCCATCTGCAGGAGTTTGATACTCCTCTGTGTCTACCTCTAATGTCAGAAACATTTTTACTCGTACTTTCATGTTACTTTCCGTTCGACTCTTTTGCTTCGACTAGTTTAGATAGATACCACTGAGCTTTATGTAAATCTTCTAGCCCATTTTTATACCGGTATCTCCAGACGTACTTCATAATATTTCCTTGAAGATAGTACTCGTATCCATCGTCTGTTGCCGCTGCAATAGCATCAATACATTCTATACCTGATGCATTGTAATGCGGTGGATGGTTTACCATATCTGGAAACATATCGGTTTGATAATCATATGAGTCCAAGCCTAGCTTCTTTTCAAGGGAAGTTCTCCTACGTTGCTGCCCTGCTTCCTGTGTATTATTTACGTATCTGCCAAATTTACTGTGTGTCATGTTCATATCTCCTAGTGTAACTTTGTGTTCTTGTTATTAAAGAAATCTACAGTAATTATATTACCATCTTTTACAGAAGATGCAACATCTTTTGTGTCTACTTGAATTTCTTTTTCCTCAGCATCCTGCTTAGTGTTACTTAAGTTACTTACATAGTCCTGTACAATATTTCTAATTGACTCGTCTCGTTCCATCATGGGTACGGTAGCACATACCATAGTGCAAAAGTGCATAAGGTCATCGAAGCTAGCATCGTCTAGTGGATTAAGCTCATGTGTTAGAATAGATAAGTCTACTTCACCCGTCCACTCTCCTTCATGTAGGGCAGGCCGTACTCTAATTACAAAGTCTTCGTCTCGTGCTTCCATTGGATTATCTATCATGTTCTATATCTCCTTTTGTTAATGGTAAGTATACTTCATACATGGCCCTGCAATCCTTGTTAGGACAGGATAGATTGCTGTGTATCATATCCCCTAGTACCATATCTTCTACGTCAATGTCTCCACCCCATATAAGTTCAGTTCTGCAGTGCCAACAGTCCATGTTATTTCCTTTTAATTTTAGTACCGGCAAACGGTATAAGTTTAGGGTGATTAGTTTTAGTTCCTTTTTCTTTCAACCAATCCTCTGGAATAATTCTATCGTAATACAATAGGCCATTCTTAGTACACCATTCACCATACGTAGACTTTGCACCCTTACTTAGCTTCCGTCTGCTATTCTCAAATACAAATCTAATGTCAAGCTTCGGGTGTTGCTTCTTTATTGCTATGTGTTTCCGTCTATCAGATGCGGTAAACATTCCTTTAGCTTCTATTATAATACCATTCTTTAAGATAAAGTCCGGAGTATAGGTGCGGTAGGCTAGGTCTTCCCATTCAATCTTGATGCTCTCATAACCGTACTTGTAGTTTAGTTCATCAAGGTATTTGGAAAGCTTTACTTCTAGCCCACTGCGATACCCATACTTACGTGCTCTACTAAATGCTTTATAGTTAGGCACTAACTTGCTCCTCTTCTATCGAAATGTAAGGAACCATCTTAGGGTCCTTAGCCTTGGAAGGAATAGAGGGGCGTTCTTCAAGAGTAGGCCAACAGCTAAATCTGTACGAACAAAATGTACAATTACTATTTAGTACAGTGTTACCTGTAGGTGTTCCTCTGAAAGTCTCCGGCTCTGGCTCAAAGCACCGTTCAAACTTGTTTTCTTTAACAGTCTTCACAGTATCTTCTATCTTAGCTATCTCTTTATCCAAGTCCATGTTTGCCGCAGAGACATACTTGAATTGTCCATTAGCTTTATTGACAACCCACCAACCGCCTACACGTTTGCCGGATGCCTTGGCATACCCTGCTAATTGTCCTACGTAACCGAAGCCATCCTTGGCGGCAAGGGTTTCATATGACTCAAACTTATTTTGGTATGACCAATTTGATGCAGACTTCACATCGTCAACAGCACCATTAACAACAATATCATATGTTCCATTAATGGTTGTGCCATCATCCAGAGTAAGAGTAACTTGCTCGTCATCTTCATACTGTACTCCTGCTTCTTTTAGTAGTCCTTTAAATACGGCTTCGACAATATCGCCAAGCATCATATTCATTATGAATGTAGTCGGAAACGGCAGTGCCTTTTCACTCTGGTTTTTCTCGAACCACAGTTGACAAGTGGGGCGACCCACGTTAGACATTCTCAGTCTGAAGTCGCCCCGTGTCTTACCGCTACCGAACTGTCGCTTAAGTGCATCTGATATGTCATCCGCCACCTGTTTAATGGTGGTGTCTGCCATAGTGGTCTTGCCTTTGACAGCATTTTCCATGTATTGATGCAAAGCTAGTTCAGCAGGATGGTTCATTATGCAACTCCTTCTTCGAGTTCAATGTCTACAATGCCATCAACAATCTCGATGTCATCTTCATCATAATGGTTAGATGCTTTCTCTTGCCATGCATTAATGATGTACTCATTATAGTTTTGAACCCATTGAAGGAAGTCAGTGAATAGTCCTTGCTCTTTCTGTGTAAGCTCAATAGTCTTAGTCACATCAAGGGCAACAACCGGAAGATAGTACACTGCTCCGGTAGGAATTGTGCGCTCTTCTGTAGTAGCAGTAATCATATGCTGTACAGGAAGACGTTGCATCTTAGCCAGTTGAGTAAACGCACTACCTACTGTCTTAAAGGCATCACGATTATCAACTTCCCATATGAATGGTGTTTCATCCAACGTAACTTCCTCACCGTTAGCATCGGTAGGATTAATAAGCTTTACTGTACCTAGTACTACACGTACACGTTTGATTTGCTTAATCAATTCCTGTGTCTTCTCAGGTAGAGATTTAAAATCGGCAATGTACCCTGCAGGTTTACCACAGTTAAAGCCACCATCGTTGTCTTTCAAATCTACATTCAATGTGTCTGCCATCACAGTCTTAACAAAGCGATTAGGCTCGTCATTCTGTCCTCTGACATACCGCTTATACATAAAGCGTTGTAGATATGGTCTGACTTCAATGGACTCAGCGTAATATGTCGGTCCATCTGGTATCTCTAATTTATACGTACCACCAGATACGACTTCCATCTTTACTTTCTTACCTTTAACTTCTGCGTTACCGGTAATAGGTGAATGATTAATACGTAGACGAGCAAGGTTACTGCTCTTCTTCTTATTAGTACCACCTTCGTTTGCTATGCCCATAGCCTTAGCCATTTCTGCATAGTTGTTTGTGTCAATTGTAGTTAATTCCATGAATTATACTCCTTCTTTCGAGTGTTTAAAGGTTATTAGTTTTAACATGCTACGTCTTTCGTGTCAAGCCAATTCGGTCCTATCTGTGCTTCTAATTCAAGAGGCACATTAAATGATATTCCCCATTGACTTTCAATTAGCTGTGTTAATTGTCTATTGGTTTCACCAATAATGTTTAGTACTTTCCTTTCTTCAGTTGGATGAACATCAAGAATGATGTCATCGTGTACAGTATTTACCACACATGATTGCATACCGTCAAGTAATTTCTCAATGTGTAGCAGTGCAATTGGTACAATATCTGCCGTAGCAAATGACTGCACCGGATAATTCTTTATCTGTGTGAAATGGGATACTCTACCTCGTGAGTTCCGTCTCACATCAGGAAAAGAAAACTCTCTGCCCGAAGGCGTAACTATCTTACCTGTGTTAATAGCTTCCTTGGCTAGCTTGCTGTGCCACTTAGCAATGCCTTGATACTTCTCAGTGAAGTGAGCATAGTAAGAAGCTTCAGCAGGCGTTCTACCGTAGCCTGTAGCTCCGTATAGTGGAGCAAAGGTATGTGCCTTAGCTTCCTGCCTGCTTGTAACTTGTCCTGCATCAGTAATAACTTTACTAGTGTAAGCATGTACATCAAATCCTGTTACCACTTCCTGTATAGCCACTTCATCTTGTGATAGGTATGCCGCTGTTCTAAACTCAAGTTGTCCAAAGTCAGCTTGCATTATCTTACCGTCAGCAAACCTAGACACAAATACTTTCTTCACGGGGAACGTACCGCCACGGGGCATGTTCTGCATGTTAGGGTCTGCACCGGATAGTCTACCTGTAGATGTACGATGTTGTAGTAAACGAACGTGTAGTCTACCGTCTTGCTTAGTATGTGTAGCAATACCTTCCACAAAAGAAGATAGATAAGTATCTACGGCAGATAGTCTGCGAACTTTAATTAAGAAGTCCTGTGCATCTGTTAAGTTCTTTGCCCGTGCCGCTGTCTCTAGTAGCTCTATCTTCTGCTTGGATGTAGAGAAGCCATTTGCACTAGCCCACTTAGCATTAGGCGGACGAAACTTTAATCCTGCAACAACACTTGTATTTGTTAGTACGTAGCCTTGGCTATCACAAGTCTTGCAGTGATTAGGTTTAGCATACTTTGTGCCATCCTTCTTAGTCTTCCATGTCTTACCTGTACCATTACATGTAGTACACTGCTTGGCTACCGTCTTATACATACGTTCCGTTCCGGTATTACACATAGTACGAAACTCTTTGTCGGACATGAACGGGTCAAGGCGTTCACCCCAAGAAGGTTTATCTATTACTTTCCTACTGTATATAACCTTAGACAATTGCTCTGAGCTATTCAGATTAATAGGAGTATCACCCATCAATTCTCTGATGTGAATCTGTAATGCTTCCTGTAAGTCTTGGCGTTCTTGCTCAAACTCTTTTCTCACTTCATCAAGCTTAGTGCTATCCACTGTAAAGCCTCGCTGATAAATACGTGCAAGAGACACACACAATTTGTTTGTTAGGTCTACTGTACTCTTAAGCCCTGCGTTAGCCTCATTGTTTAATCGTGCCTGTATGTTGTCATACAACTGTTGCGTAGCACGTAAGTCAGCAGACAGATACTCAGACAACTCATTGTGTGGAATATCCCTAGTACTATACCCTTTCTTGAAGTACTCCTTCAAGGTATCCTGCTTCTTGGTGTCTAACGCATAGCGTTCTGCACAAGCTTCAAGTGATAGCGGTTCCTTTTGTCCACGCTGTAGTACATACTCACCTAGCATGGTATCAAAGACACCGCCATCATACTTGAACCCACTCTCCCATATCCATAATAAATCATGGGAAGCATTGTGGCATATAAGAACACTCGCTTTATCCAACCATTCCTGTACTACTGTGTGGCCAAAGTCATCTGCCTCAACTTCACTGTGGTCAAAGGTAACAATACGTTCTACGCCTTGGTCTGATAGCATACCTACCTGAAC